GGCTGATGATAGTAGTTAGTTATGTAAATGTGTGATGGTTAATCAATTTTGCTATCTTTCTATCTTCTTCTAGCTCTGCTAGTAGGTGTATAAGACCTGTCATATCGATAGTGATAGTAGTGTTGGGTTCCTCAGCAAGTTTGTTATAGGTGCTTTTTAGAGCCTTAGCAGTTATTTCAGCAGTGGTGTATATGTCTCGTGGAGATGTATCAATGATAGTGGTGATTAGATCTCGTGGAGTTATGTCTGCTATTAGTTCAGCAGTTTTTTCTACGGCAATGCCTAAGGTTATAAGAGCGGTGTCTAGGTAAGAGTTATTATTATGTTTCATTATAGTTTCCTATGTTATTAAGTCAGTATTGACAATGATTATTTAATTACGCGTCGAGTGTACGAGACGTGGGGTTATGTATGGTGATGATAGTAGTTAATAGGGTACCGGAGTAGGTTCATGGGTATAAATTGTAAAAGTAGGTTCATTATTTATGAATAGGGAGCGGGGGGTAGGATATATACGGATGGGGGAGAAAGTGTGTAAGTAATATAGATAATATTTTTTCAGAAAATTTCCCCAAAAAAATTTATATGCTATTGTGGGTTAACATGGATACACGGGTTTGTGCATCATGTGCAAAAAAATTACCTAGAAAAAATTTCGAGGAGGTTAATCATCCTAAAGGATCTTATTTAAGAGCTGTTTGTCCTTCTTGTAAAACACAGATCGCTAATAGAAAAAAATCTGCCAACCCAGAAGCTTATTTAAAACATCTATACTCTCAATTAAAATATAGTAGAAAGAAAAACAACCCTGAACTTGGTTGGAGCATAGAAACGCAAGATTTAATCGACCGTTGGCAAATGCAAAAGGGCCGTTGTGCGTTGTCCAATATTCTTATGACCTATGCAAAAGACGGAGGGGGTAAAAAAGAATTTAATGTATCAATAGACAGGATTAGTCCTCATGTAGGTTATATACCAGGTAATATTCAGTTAGTTTGCTACAGAGTAAATTTAATGAAACACACATTACCGGAGGAAGAGCTTTACTGGTGGTGTAAGAATATAGTAACTAATAAGGAAAATATTTGATAAGATGCAAATTATGAAGAGTACTGAAGAGAGGAATGAGCTACAATCTCATTTCCCCTATATGGGCTTAAAATTAAATGAGTTAACTGTCCAAGAAGAACGGTTAATTCTTTTTTATATAAAAGGTATGACAAAAGCTGCTGCAGGAAGAGCCGCTGGGTACCAAAACATGGAGAATGTTTATGCTATTTTTAAAAGGGAGCCAATACAAAAAGCGGTCAATTATTTGCGCAATGAAATGGTTGAGGAATGCAAGTTTGACAGGAATCAGGCCACTAACATGTACCTCGAAGCGCATAGAAAATCAGCTAATGCCACAGAAGAAAAAAACGTTGTTGACTCACTATGTAAGTTACACGGACTCTTTGTCCCAGAAAATGCTACCCAGATAAATATTAACGTAGACAGAGTGCAACAGTTAGAAAAGTTATCAGATGATGATCTATTAAAACTAGCTGGTGAAACTAATAATTATTTAGAGCCTAGTAAGTAGTGGTAGATAAAGTTCAGTGTAAAGAATGCAAAGCTGACTACGCTGTTACTTTATTAGAGGAGGGGACCTGTGTATATTGTAGCGCGGACGCCGCAGCGCAGATTGCCCCGCTCCCTGATCCACAGGAGCAACAAGAATCTGCACTGGAACTAGACGCACAAAAAGAAGCACAAAAAGAGCTAGCAAAACGTATACTTTCACGGAAACGTCTTCTCCCTTTTGTAGAAAGATTCAACCCAGAATATGAAGCGGGGTGGGTACATAAAGATATATGTAAACGCCTTGAGCAATTTAGTCAGGACGTAGTGGATAAAAAATCTCCTAGGTTAATGCTGTTCATGCCCCCGCGACATGGCAAATCAACATTAGCTAGTGTTTCTTATCCCGCTTGGCATTTAGGTAGAAACCCAAAACACGAGTTTATAAGCTGTTCGTACTCTGGATCGTTGGCAATGGCTTTTAGTAGAAAAGTCCGTCATCTACTCCGAGAACCATTGTACAAGAATGTGTTTACCGAAGCAAAATTAGATCCAACTTCTCAGTCTGTTGAAGCATGGTTAACTACTAAAGGCGGCGGTTATGTAGCGGCCGGTGTTGGTGGTGGTATTACAGGTAAAGGAGCGCACGTACTTGTAATTGATGACCCTGTAAAAAACAGAGAAGATGCAGAATCAGATTTTAATAGGGAGAATGTTTGGGACTGGTACACCTCTACTGCGTACACACGTCTTGCTCCAGGGGGAGGCATACTTGTAATTTTAACAAGATGGCACGATGACGATTTAGCAGGAAGGTTATTAAAGTCCGCTGATGAAGGAGCAGATACTTGGGAAGTAGTAGAGTACCCCGCCATCGCAGAAAAAGACGAAGAGTTTAGAGAAACTGGTGAGCCCTTACATGCAGAAAGATATGACTTAGAGGCTTTAACTAAAATTCAAAAAGCTATTGGCCCTCGAGATTGGTCAGCGCTATATCAACAGAACCCAGTGTCAGATGAAGGTGATTACTTTACAAGAAGTATGATTAATTACTATGACATTGAAGATGTAGATTTTGAGCGTATGAAATTTTATACAGCTTGGGATTTAGCTATTGGTCAAAAAGATAGGAACGATTATTCAGTGGGGATGGTCATGGGTATTGATGAGTACGAACAACTTTATGTAGTAGATGTTGTACGCGGTCGGTTTGATGGCTACGAACTTGTAGAGAAGATCCTAGATTTGTACGAAAAGTGGAGGCCACTAGCAGTCGGTATAGAAAAAGGACATATAGAAATGGCAATAGGCCCATTTTTAGAGAAACGCGTTCAAGAACGTAAGCTACACGAAGCTTACTTTTATAGTTTAAAAACTGGGCGTAGAGATAAAGAAGCAAGAGCTAGAGCAATACAAGGTAGGATGCAACAAGGCATGGTGTACATTCCCCAAGACCCAGTTTGGGCGACTTCACTTGTATCAGAGCTCTTAAGATTTCCAAATGGAACTCACGATGACCAAGTAGATGCACTTGCATGGCTTGGATTAATGATGACTGAGTTTGTAACTTATGTAGAAAATATAGAGCATGTTCCGTCCTGGCGTGATAAATTAGACGCCTTAAGTAAAGATGTTTCTAAAAAATCAGCGATGAGTGCCTAATATGCCAAGTACAAAATACAAAAAAATGAAGAAGCTAAATGCAGCTGAAGAAGCTCAAATAGCTAGAAATCAATGGGACCGTTATCTTCGAGCCAGGGACAATGGGCACTTAGAATATATAGATATGGCAAAACGTTGTGACTCTTTTTACAGAGGGGAACAATGGGACGAAGCAGATATAGCAGCGCTAGACAGTGAGGGCAGACCAGCTTTAACTATTAATACTATTTTACCGACAGTTAATACTGTACTTGCCGAGCAAAGTTCTAGAAGAGCCGATGTACATTTTAAACCTCGCAGAGGAGCAGAACAACAGACGGCAGATGTACTTACAAAACTATATATGCAATTGGGCGATGCCAATAAAATAGACTGGGTAGAAAGCCAAGTTTTTTCTGACGGTTTAATTATGGACAGAGGGTACTTCGATGTACGCATGAACTTTGATGACCACATAGAAGGCGAGATACGTATAAAAGCAAAAGATCCTTTAGATATTTTAATAGACCCGGACGCAAAAGAATGGGATCCAAAAACGTGGAATGAAATTTTTGAAACTAAATGGATGTCAGTAGATGAGATAGAAGAAGTATATGGTTTAAAGATAGCAGATAGACTTCGTATGATTGCAGAAAACGGAAGTACTTTGGGTATAGACTCTATTGAATATGAAGAAAACAGATATGGGGATACTAATACTGGTTTAGAGTACGGGCATGATATGCCTTACAACGAAGAAGAAATAGGTGCATGTAGAGCAGTTAGAGTTATAGAAAGACAGCACCGAAGATTAGTTAAAACTAAATTTTATGTAGACCCACAATCTGGAGACCAAAGAGAAGTACCAGAAGTGTGGGGCAAGAAAAAAATAGAACAGTTTGCAGACCAGTACGGCTTAGCTATTGTAGAGAAGTTAGCTAGAAAAGTTAGATGGACAGTTACAGCAGATTTAGTAGTGCTACATGATGATTGGTCTCCTTATGCCGACTTTACAATCGTCCCTTACTTTCCGTATTGGAGAAGGGGCAAGCCATTTGGAATGGTAAGAAATCTTTTATCCCCACAAGAACAATTAAATAAAATATCCTCGCAAGAATTACATATAGTAAACACAACTGCTAACAGCGGGTGGATTGTAGAAAATGGGTCTTTAACTGGTATGACTGCAGATGACCTAGAAGAACATGGAGCAACTACTGGGCTAGTATTAGAATTTAACAGGGGCTCTAGTCCTCCTTCTAAAATACCCGCCAATAATATTCCTACAGGGTTAGACAGACTTGGTATGAAAGCAGCAGCTAACATAAAAGAAATAAGTGGTGTAAACGATTCTATGTTAGGTAGCGACCACCAAGAAGTTTCTGGTATAGCCATGCAACAAAAACAAGTTAGAGGCGCTTTAATGATACAAGTGCCTTTAGATAACTTACAAAAATCTAGGCATTATTTAGCAGAAAATATTTTAAACTTAGTGCAGAGGTTTTATTCTGAAGAAAGAATAATACAAGTAACTAATGAAGATGATCCTATGAAACCTCGTGAACCTATGGTGGTAAATCAAATGACCCCAGAAGGAATAGTAGTTAATGATTTAACTATTGGAGAGTACGATATAGTTATAGGAACTCAACCTGCTAGAGACAGTTTTGATGAAACACAATTTGCAGAAGCGATATCATTAAAATCTGTAGGCGTACCTGTACCAGATGATATGATAGTAGAGTACTCACACCTAAAAAGGAAAGAAGAATTAGCAAGGCGTATACGAATAATGACCGGCCAAGAGCCGCCAACTGAGGAAGAAGCACAAATGCAACAATTCCAAATGGAGATGCAAATAAGACAAGTACAATTAGAAATAGCTAAATTAGAAGCAGAAGTTGCTAAGATGCAATCGGAGTCTGCGGTTAATATAGCTAAAGTACAAGACATGGCTGATGTACAGCCGCAGCTAGAAATAGCTAAGATTCAATCTCAACTACAAATGAGAAGAGAAGAACTCGCTTTACGTCAAAGTTTGTCAGAGATGTCAAACGAAGTAAGACGTGGGCAGTCAGAGACGCAGTCTGCTACTAAGATAGCAACTGCTGCTATGCAAAACGCCAGTAAAAATAAAATATAGGAGTAAATTATGGCTGAGGAAAAAAACGTAGAGACTCAAGACGTGCTATTTGAGACTATGCCAGGGGCTGACCCTGTCTCACAGGAGGATGCGGAGGGGTTTGAATTGGATTTAAATTTTGAGGATACAAATGAAGACTCAGAAGAGACTAATGAAGTTGAAGAAACAACAGAAGAAAATACAGAGACAGAAGAAGAGGCTGTTACAGAAGAGGAGGGAGAGCCTTCAGGAGACGAAACAGCAGAGGACACTACAGAAGAAATTTCTTCAGGAGATGGTGAACAGCTTGAAGACGAAGTAGAAGATAAAAAGAAATCTCCTATGGTGCCTAAGTCTAGGCTAGATGAAGTCTTGGCTAAACAAAAAGCATTACAGAAACAACTAGATGAACAAAAACAGAAAAAGACAGAAATATTAGAAGAAGCTCCTGAGTACGATTTTAATTCTAAAGAAGGTGAGTACCAACAACTTGTTTTAGATGGTGAGTCTGATAAAGCTAGCGCTTTAAGAAATGAAATAAGAACCGCTGAAAGACAACAGATGATGTTTGAAGTGCAGCAACAGATGGGCCAGACGGTACAACAAAGTCAGGAGGTTATGAATCTTCAAGCAGCAGCCAAAGAAATAGAATCTTCTTATCCTGTGTTAGATGAAAATAGCTCTGACTATAATGAAGATCTACAAAAAGAAGTTATAGATCTTAGGGATGCTTTTGTTGTACAAGGTTATGACGCTGGTGACGCTTTAAGAAAAGCTGCTACTTATACTTTAGCTGCTAAAGCCCCAGAACTATTAGTACCTTCTGAAGTACAAGTACCTCATATTAGCCCAGATTTAAAAGAAGTAGCGCAGAAAAAGAAACAAGCTAATGTTACAAAAAAATTAGAAGCCGCAACTTCTCAGCCCCCAGAGTTACAAGGAGAGAGTAATGCAGATAGAGGAGAAGCAACATTAGATGTAAAAACTTTATCAGATGATGAGTTTAGTGCATTACCCGAAGAAACTTTACGTAGATTACGTGGTGACTTTGCCTAAACACTGATATAGTATATAAGAATTCGTTAAGTCAGAACGACATCTGGCCCTGATCGTTACAGGTTAAACAACGTAATTCGTCTATCAGGACGTAAAAAGGTTTGAGGTCGCTCTCATAAAAGTTGCGAATTCGTCTCCTCACGATACGGGGTACACGGATTATTTTGCCACTCCAATAAGTTGGCAGGTAATAGTAACGTTTAATAATATAGGAGAAGCTATAATGGCTAATACTAACTTTGCGTCACTGACCTCCGAACAACTAACGGCTTGGTCACGTGACTTTTGGCGCGTTGCTCGCAACATGTCTTTCATTAACCAATTTGCTGGTTCTGGGTCCAATGCTATGGTCCAAAGAATAAGCGAACTTACCAAATCTGAAAAAGGAGCTAGAGCTGTACTAACACTTTTAGCCGATATGACAGGTGATGGTATCACTGGAGATTACACTCTAGAGGGTAATGAAGAATCATTGCGTGCATTCGACATAACTGTTCAACTAGATCAACTCAGGTTTGCTAACAGACTTGCAGGAAGACTAGCTGATCAAAAATCTGTTGTTAACTTCCGTGAAAATTCTAGAGACTCTCTTGCTTACGCAATAGCCGATAGAATTGACCAACTAGCGTTTTTAACGCTTACTGGGGTTGCTTACACGCAGAAAAATAATGGTGCATTAAGACCTGTTTATACTTCAGGTCAAAATCTAGGTGATCTCGCTTTTGCTAGCGATGTTTCAGCTCCTACGTCTAATAGACATAGAAGATTTGATGCTACCAATGGTATCGTAGCTGGTGATGTTACTGCAACTGTTGCAGCTGACAAACTAACTTACGGTGCTATCGTGGACTTAAAAGCCTACGCTAAAGACAACTACATCCGTGGTTTAAGAGGCGCTGGTAATGAAGAGGTATTTCACCTTTTCGTAACTCCACAAGTAATGGCTGACCTTAAACTTGATTCAGACTTCCTTGCTAACGTAAGGCAGGCTGGTGTTAGAGGACCAACTTCAGGGTTGTTCTCAGGAACTTCAAGTCTAATGGTTGATGGTGTAATGGTTCATGAATTCAGACACGTATTTAATACGTCTGGTGCTACTACTGGTGCATCAAGTAATGCTGGATCTGCTGGATACAAATGGGGCGCTGACGCTGACGTTAACGGTTCTGCTTGTATTTTTGCTGGAGCACAAGCACTTGCTATGGCTGATATCGGACTACCAGAAATGGTTGAAGATAATTTTGACTACGGAAACCAAAATGGTATTTCTGTAGGTAAAATATTTGGCTTTAGAAAACCAAAATTCCAAAGCGACATCAATGGTGCCGTTGAAGATTTCGGTGTAATCAGACTAGATGTTGCTTACGCATAATCGAGTCTTAATTAAAGTGAGGGCCATCTTTGGGTGGCTCTCCTTTATTACTTAATATAGGAGTAATTATGAAAGTAATAGCAAATGAAGATATGTATGTATCTACGACATGGGGAGCTGCAATAAGATTGTATGCAGGAGTAGAAAAAGAATTAGGGGATGACTTAGGTCTAGCTTGTTTACAGCAAGGAGCTGTAAGAGTTGAGGATGAGTCAATACCAAGAAACCCATCCTTAATGGCAAGAGAAGAAGTTATTGAGGAGGCGGAATTAGTAGAGGAAGAGGATGCACGTGATATCGAAGACACAGAGAATAAAGAACAGGCTGAAGTATCAGGAGAAACTGAAACGGAAGAGGCAGTTAGAGAAGAAAAATTAGAATCTGCAATACAACAGATAATAGATAATGGAGACCCAAAAGATTTTACAACTGATGGGATGCCTAAACAGTCTGTAATAAAAGCAGTGTTTGGTGAGCAGGTATCATCTGAAGAAAGAGACGAAGTTTGGGCTAAATTAATAGTGGATTAATGAAATATGGCAGGGACAGTAACAGGGGCTAATTTATTACTAAGGATTGAAGACACGCTTCAAGATCCTAGCAATGTGCGTTGGACAGAAGCTGAACTTCTTCGTTATATTAATGATGCACAAAGAGAGATTGTTAATATAAGGCCAGAAGCTACCGCAACTTCTGCAAATGTAGCTTTAGTAGTTGGAACTGCTCAAACTATACCTACTGGGGCATTACGTTTATTAAAAGTAGTACGTAATATGTCAGCAGCAGGTGGAAGTGCCACAGGTAAAAGAACTATACGACTAGTAGACCAAGACATTTTAGATACACAAGAACCTAGTTGGCATGACTCTACTGTAACAGGTGATGCCGCTCATACTACAATAGTGAAACATTATGTTTTTGATGAGGATGACCCAAGAAGATACTATGTATATCCAGGGGCCTCTTCTACGAGCACTTTTGTAGAGATAGTATATTCAGATAGCCCTACTGATTTAGCCAATACATCAGCTACTTTAGATGTAGATGATATATACGCAAATGCAGTTGTTGATTATGCTTTGTATAGAGCTTTTATGAAAGACGCAGAGTCTGCGGGCAGTACTCAAAGAGCGCAGATACATTTTAATTTATTTAACACTAGTTTAGGTAGCGGAGCACAGATAAGTAACTCTTCTAGTCCTAATTTAGACCCTATAAGAAATTCACCCCCAACAGGTGTAGGAGCACCAATTTTTAATGGCTAGTTTTGACTCAATAATGAAAGATGTACTTCCGTACGTTCCGGGGTGCCCAGATACAGTTGTAGAAAACTCTTTACGTTCTTCTAGTATAGAGCTTTGTGAAAAAGCTAGCGTATATACTAAAGAGCTAGACCCAATTAGTACTGTATCAGGTATCTATGAGTATGAATTTGGACAGCCCGCAGGAACTAAAGTAGATAAAATAGTTTGGGCAATATATAACGGAGAAGATCTAGAAGCTATAACTCCTAGAGGGTTAGAAGGCCAAAACCCAAAATGGAGGGATAACCAGTCTACCCCTAAACATTTTATACAACAATCTTCTGATTTATTTTGGTTAGTACCTATACCAGATACAAGTTTAACTAATGGCATAATCCTGAACGTAGCATTAAAACCTTCTAGAACCTCTAACAATATTGCAAACGAAATAGCGGACGATTACAGAGACGCAATAATATATGGGGCTTTGTACAGATTATTACGTATGCCCGCGAAAGATTGGACAGACCCAATTGCAGCCGCAGATTACGCAGGTTTATTTAGACAACAAGTAGAAGAAGCTGAGATAAAAGCAAGAAGAGCTAATATAGGTGTTTCTAGGAAAGTAACATATTCTGGCGTAGGGGTTTCTCCTGTTAGAAGGTTTCGGAGGTATGGTTCGGAGAAAGGGTAAATGGAACTTAAATTTAGTAAGATACATGTAGATGACTTACAATTTGTTTATGAAGAGATTGAGGAAAAATTAAGGTACATAATTAAAAAAAGCTACTCTGACTGGTTACCAGCAGATATATATGTAGCGTTAAAAAATAAAGATGCAGATTTATATATTGGATACAAAGGAGACGAAAACGTTGGGTTTATTGTTACTAGTACCCAACAAAACCATGGTGGGGGCCCTACTTTGTATGTTTGGGCGGCTTACCAAGACCCTAAATATGGATATGCAAAAAATGGGTTCGAACTATTGGAAAAACTTGCTTCAGAGTTACAAGCAGACAATATTGAGTTTCAAACAAGTAGAGAGGGGTGGAGTAAAGTTGCTCCAGCTCATGGTTATAAATTAGTAAGTTATGTTTATAGAAAGGATATGTAATGGCAAAAAAACCTAAAAAACAAGAGTACAAAGCTAGCGAAGCTGAAAAAGCTAATGCTTCTATAGCGGTTGCAGAGCAAGATTATTTTGAAAAAACTTATCAACCTTTGCTTAGACAAATGAGAGACAAAGCCTCTACTGCTCAAGATAGAACTACAGATACCTTACAAGATAGAGCGCAAGCAGATACTATGCAGGCGCTTACAGGTGGTAGGCCTAATTTACAGGTAGTAGAGGGTGTAAATTACGCTGCTAATATAGCATCAGGGGCTGCGGGACAAATGTCTAGAGCTAGAATGAAAGGTAAAGATGTGGCTACTACTATGCAGACGGGGGTACTAGGTACAGCTAGAGGCCAACAAGCAGACGCAGCTACTGGGTTAGGTGCTGCATCTAGGATGGCTACAAGTAATTTGTTAACAGAAGCTAGAAACAAACAGGCTGTAAGAGCTGCTAAAGCCGGAGCTATGGCGCAAGTTGGTGGTACGTTTATAGGTCAAGCAGGAGAAAACTATGCAGACACTAATAATATTTTTATGAAACCTGGGAAAATTACAACTACTGGTGAAGGCAATAAAGCAAAACAAACGAGGGGTAAAAACACTGGTATATTTGGTGGGGTATTTGGTTATGGAGGGTCCAACTCATGAGCGTACTAGGCAGCGTAAGGAATATGATGGTCGATATAGACAAAAAGATGCAGGATACTAATAGTTATATTGGAGGGCTACCCCAAGTAGCAGACCCTGAAAAAGCTTATGCTGATGTAAGTAAGAGTCAGTATTACAACTACATAAGGGACTTTAGAGATTTCGAAGAACAACAAATACAAGATGCTCAAACCGATACATCGTTAATTGATGGGGCTAGAGAAGACGCCGCCACACAATCTGCGGTATCCCAAGGGGTACAACAGAGAAATCTAGAACGTTATGGTACGGAATTAACAGCCGCAGAACGGTCTGAAATAGCTAGATCAAATCAAAGGGGTTCCTCTTTAACTTATGCAAACAGTGTTAATAATGCGCAGATTGCTCAAGAAGAAGCTAACACACGAAAACTAGCTGATTTAATTAATATAGGACAGGGCGTTAATAGAAGTTCTATGTCTCAAATGCAAAGCGCAGCACAAGATGCTTCCTCTAGGAAACAAGCTTATTCATCAGCTAAAGCTAGCGCTAAAGCTCAGAATGCTAGCATGGCTGGAAGTTTAGCTTCAGCAGCAATACTAGCGTTCGCAATATAATATTATGGCAAATTTAGTAGATAGTTTTTTAGGCGGGGTTCAAAGAGCCGCAGGGTACAGTGATAGAAGGCGTCAAGTACAGTCTCAGCTTCAGGCTCAAGACATGGCTGCTACTGAGTTTAATAATCAGCAGTATGATAGAAATATGGCAGAGTTTGCCAGGCGTACAAATACAGCAATACTTGATGTTAAAGACAGACTTATGCAACAAGGTGAAAATAAAAATGAGGCTGATTTAGGCATAGAAGATTTTATAACTGCTTATGGAAAGGAGGAGGGCATTAAAGTACTTAATAGTATAGGGTTTGGGGCTGGATCTTTAGGGGAGAATAAATTTATTGCCGATATTGATTTTAACGACGATGGCACTATAACTCCTACGGTAGGGGTATATGACACAGACGAGGAGGGCAATCCTTATGTGTACTCAGAAAGATTTACTAAAGGGGGTAAAAAAGCTGCGGAAGGGGGAGAGTATGAAGATTTAGATTTAAGAGGGGCAAATGCAACTCTTCAAAGATATTTTCAAGGCGTACGTGGAGCAGGAGGTATGTTCCCAAATGTAGCATACATGGAACGAACTCAGAAAGGCGCTTTTGGTTTTGGGGATAGAGAAGGGGCGGAAAAAACAGGGCAAGATTCAGTAGATAATATAGACGGGACCCCTACTGTATCTGATAGTTTAGCAGGTGAAAATACAGGGGTTGGGATTAAAGATCCAATGGGCGGGGATGGAAGCCCAGCAGGACCTGGGGATCAACCCCCTACTATGCCAATGGGAGAAGAAATATCTAATTTTTTACCCCAATTAACGATAGGCGGGAATGTGTATTCACCTATTGAGTCCGGTTTTAGATCAGATAGTAATCCATCTAGCCCCGCGTACGTAGATGCAAGTACAATAGGGGAATATGAGGGTTATATAGAGACTAATCCAGACGTACCATTTAATATGACACAGGAACAGTTTAATTCTCTAACAACTGAAGAACAAGACGCTTATAAATACGCTTCTAGAGCTATAACTTATAAATCTATACAAGACCGCGTAAAACCTATACTCATGCCTGAAGGGTCAAGTGCTCTTGAAGGGGGTCTATTTAGTAGTGTTAGAAACAATCCTATGGATTATAAAGATGGTAAAAAAATAGCTGAGAGGGGCATGTCCGCGTCTAAACGACAAGCTAAAGACAAAGCAAATAATTTTTATGCAGATAACGAAGATGAAATTTATTCTTATTTAGCTACTAACCCAGAAGCATTTAAAGAATTTGAAAAAGACCCCCAAGCTTTTGCTACTAACTCTAAATATACCCAGAACGGTAAATTAATAACCCCAGCTCCGGCAAAAGTTGTTGCAAAAAATAAAGTTGCTCTTAAAACAGTAGGAAAAAATGTAAAAGCGGGTAACCCTACTGACCAAGACACTCAAACTGTAGCGGGTATTATTGCTCAAAACACCAACACATCTAATCAATCCGTTAATATGAGGCAGTATGGTAGAAACGATAGAATTAGTATTTCTAAAACTATTTTAGCCTCTATACCTGCAAACATGCAAGGTACATATGTGCCTATGTTAGGTGTATTTGAAGAAACAGGTATGATGACTTTAGATCCTGCAAAACTTCAAATATCGCAGCTAAATGCGCAAACACAAGCTCAGTATGGCAAGGAGCAAACTCCTTCAGTTAGAAAATACATAGAAGACCAAGGTATGATTTTAGCAAAATATGATCCAGTAAAGGGAGTTTCAACTAATTTTGATACAGATGATCTTCCTGAATTTGTTAATGGCCTTTCTGTAATGATAGGTAACGCACAAAATGAAGCAGACCTACAAGGACTAGGGTTAATTGCAGGTCAGGCTATTAACTTATACATAGAGAATGAAGCTACTGATGGGATATTAGGCTCAATAAAAACCTGGCTATTTGGGGGCCCGAATACAGGAGGATTTAGTATATCTCCTAATGTTAGAGCGTATAATTCTCAAGGCCAACTAGTAACTGATTTTAGTCAAAGAAATACTATAGATAGGATAGGTATAGTAGGCGAAGACGGTACAAGAGATGGAGATTTTGTATCCGTAGGAGAAATAAGAGGTAGTTTAGATCAAGGTGGCCTAGACATGTTGTTAGGTTACGCTACAAAAGCAGGAAGCATATAGTGTGGCGGAAAACAATACTCAACAAAAATCTTTAGTAACTACTAAGCCTACTACAGGAAACCCCCTTACAGATATGTTTGTTAAGTCAAACATAAATGCAGCCGCTGGTATGAGGGGGCTTGCTAACCCCACAGAAAGAAAACCTCAAGCATATACGTACGGCGAACAATTTGGGCAAGCTTTTGAAGGAGGGGCTTCTCAGTTTTCTTCTGATGTAGAAAGATTTAAAGCTATAGGTAATCTTTTAACGGGTAGAGATAAAGAAGCTCAGGTTAACTTAAACTGGGCCGAAGTATCTGATGAAAACTCTTCTAAGGTACTAGCTCCTTTAGGATCTCTTGAAAAATTCTTAGACGCACCTAGTATGGATTCTTTCTTTTCTTCCGTAGTAAGAGCTACAGGTCAGTTTACTCCGTTGGCTCTTACTTCTATAGGTAGTGGACTAGGAGGAGCAGCAGCTTCTGTTTTAGGTAAAGCAGGGGTTAGCATGGCGGGACAAGCAGCTTTTAAACAACAGTTTAATCGTTTTGCTAAAAAGAATTTTATGCACGAGCATGACAAGATACAAGCTATTAACGCCTTGAGTTATGGCAAGTATGCGATGAACCCAGACGGGAAGATCGTTTTAAATGGAGCGCTAGACCTTGCAAAAGCAGCTAAACGTGGTGGTATAGCAGGGGCATTTGGGCAAGAGTATTTAATAGGTTCTGCACAAGCGTTAGGTGAGTACCAAGAAGCTGGCTACGACTTAACATCTGAAGAAGCCGCAGTAGCGTTAGGCTTAGGTGTACCGCAAGCTCTTTTAGGTACTTTGTCAGAGGTTAGTTTTTTTGGGTCTGTCGCACGTACAGCTTTACGTGATGCAGCAGCGGAGGGAGCAACTGCTGCTTCTAGGTCAGCTTCAGCTCAATTAGTTAGAGATATAGTTAGAGTTACAGCTAGCAGTGCTGGTGTAGAAAGTCTTACAGAAGGGGCTCAAGAAGGTTTGCAAGCTATGCAGAGGCTAACCATAGACCCTGATTTTACAGAACAAGAAGCACTTATGAGAGTAGCGGAGGGTGCGTGGGCAGGTTTCTTTGCGGGTGGGGCAAGGGGTGGTGTAGGTGGAGCGGCGTCTGGTGTTATTGGTATGGCTAGGGATATGGCTATAAAAGGAGCTCAATACAGCGCTGATACCTTAGCTGGTATGCAGAAAAAAGGCCTAGATTTTGAAGATGGCCCTGTACCTGAATCTCAAATTAGATTTAATGCACAGTTTCAAGCTATGCAAAACCCTGATAATGGGAAGAAAGCAGTATGGGTCCCAGAGTCTAATAAAAAAGATTTTAATGAAGAAGAAATAACTCAATCTGATTTATACAAAATAGAAATACCGGGGCAGGGTACGCTTTATACTGCTGATAGTAGTTTAGCAGACCTAGCACAAAGTATTTCTTCTGATGACCAAGCAGGCGTTGAGAGCATGTTAAGACAGTCTCTTGGCTACAGTAGACAACAGGAAGCATCAGATGGTTTTGTTGTTCAAGCTACTAATAAAGATGGGGTAGTAATTGATGAAGAATCTACTACGTTAGAAGGCAGGGATGCATCTATAGCTGCTATGGAAGCAAAATATGGAAAAGACAATCCTAACTATAAAGTTAGTTTTGATACCAAAGAAGAAGCTATATACGATAGAAATTTAGAGATAGTTAGACTTAAGAAAGGCCAGAAAAAAGATAAAGCTCCTTTATCTCAGAGAACTCAAAAACTTACAGATGAAGAAAAACAAGATATTAGAAACCAAGAATTTGCAGAAGCAGAAGAAACAGGGTCTCTAGGATCGTTAGGAGCCCCTAGAGAAACTACAGCTGTAGCTAATGAGGAAATATTTGGTAGGGCAGAGGAAGACGCGTACGAAGGTGATACTAATACTACTCAAAGTGATTTTCAGATTAGAGGAAAACCTGATTTTGTAAGGAATGAGGATGGTACACCTTTTGAAGCAAAGCCAAAAGGGACTTTCCCTGATGACTCTCCTAAACAAAAAGATTTAGATGAGTTTAATAGAATAATAGAAGAAAGCGAAATAGATTTAGACCCAGAAATAAGAGATAGTTTGCCCCAAAGTTTTATAAGAAAGTTTAATAAAACTAGTAGAGAAAATGAGGGTCTACAGCTATCAATTAGAGAAGGTATAGAAGGATACGTTATACGTACACAAACAGTACCAGGGGCCCAAGGTAAGTCCTCTGCTCTTCTAGCAGAAGAAGGTGTAAATGACGCCAAATCTATAGCTAGAGCACAAGCTGTACAGAAAGTAGGTAAAGACACTAAAAAAATAGATGCAGAACTTGAAAAAGGGTGGGGTTTAATAGACAGAGAAACCCAAGAAGTTACACCCGTAAGTATGGTCCATCTTACTAATGTAGGCCGAACTATAAATCAAAGAAAAGAAGACTATAAAATGGAGGAAGAGCTAGGAGACCTTAGAACAGCAAGAGACGGTTTTACTACTATTATAGCGGAATTAGCGATTAACTATGATTTTCAATATAACGGTAAAAAAGTAATAAACCCTAAAGTAATAGAAGAAACGGGTGAAATTGTATCTAACCCTATGGACTCTAAAGAAATTGCTAGTGCTCCTGTGTACAGTCAAAATGGAGAGACTAAGACTGTACAAGATTTATTAGGGGCAACAGGAATAGATATAGATACGACCCAAGCTTATGAAACAGGCTCTGTGTCAGTAGACCGTAAAGATAAAAAGACGGGAAGATTAAAATTTAGTAAGACAGGTAAAGTACAAAAAAGAAAAGTAGCTCCTGATATGGAGCCTGGTTTTTTTAACCCGAATGAAATTATTCAAGAAGCAGAGATAGATGAGTCTTTACAACAAGCAAAAGAACTTAGAAAAGAACACGCTAGTAAAAATGAAAGGTTAAATCTACGAGACCCCGAGTTAAAAAAAGATGAATATACCGAACAGATAAACAGAGCCTACAATGAGAATGTACCTATAAACGAACAAAAAGCGAGAAGAGACATAGACGGTAACGTACTAACAGATAAAGATGGTTCTCCTCTTTTTGTTAAATTTACTCCTAAAGATAGGAGATCTACCCTAAGAACAAAACAACGAAAAATTGCAAACCCAGCTAATGTACATATAACAGAAAGTTTAAATAAAGCGTTGCCCGGGATAAAAGATTTATTTGCTAAATTTTCACAAAAAAACTTTTTTGGTATACATAGGGATTTATATATATTTGACCAAAACACAGATGCTTTAAATGCAATATTAGATAAATTACCAGAAAGTACTCGTATAGAGGTGCAAGAAAAAGTAAAAGAATGGAGAAACAACCCCAACAAAAAAGGTAGGATAATAAGTTTTGGTAACACAGATTTTGTGTTTGTTAAGATGCCACCAAAAACAAAAAGAAATGCTTCTACAGCTTTTCAAGGGTATTTAACTTTAGCTCATGAACTAGGCCATGTTATATTTCTTAATGAAAGAAATAGATCTCTTGCTAATCCTACCCTAAGAAAAAAACTCCAAGAAGCCTATACAAAAGACAGAGAGTCGGGGACGTATGACGCCTACACTTTTGAAGAAGGTTTTGATGAGTGGTATGCGGACCAAGTAGCAACTCGTTTATTAGCAGATGCAGCTGTACCAGGTTATTTAAATACGCCAAAAGGCGTAGTGTATGTGTCAGATAGTGGTTTTCAAAACAGTACAAATTCTGTCTTAGGTAGAAAACAAGTAGATAAACTTTTTGGGTCTTCCCCTTCTGAAAATTTAGGGCCTCCTTCTTTTGTAAATGGGCATTTTAAACAAGTATTTAATAAAATTAAATCTTTGTTTAGTACCTTAGCCCCTGAACTTAGAAGAAGATTTAAGACTAACCCAGTATTTACTGAATATGTAAACGCTGTTACTACTGCATATAAAACTTCTACCAAAGAAGAATTTAATAGCAAGTATGCCCCTCCTACCTATATACAAGACGCTTATGTAGCCGACATGACCGATTCTACTCTTAAACTTGCAAAAGAAGCTGGGTTAAGTAAAGAAATAGCTACTAAATTAAGAAAAGTAGCAAAACAAATATGGGGGTTATCCAACAAGAAAGGAGCAGAGTTTATTACGTATGCCGCAGATAACTACTTAGGTACTTTAGAAAAAGGGGGCAGAATGATTAGAGATGTTTTCTATCAACAAAGTCAAACTGTTTCAAAATCTGGAAGAGGCTATTTAAACGTTAGAAACCCTTTAGTTAATCAATATGTAAGAGATATAGCTACTGCTATAGGCCTTACTTCTGCGGATAGAAAAATTACTGATCAGGCACGTGCTGTATTATTAGAAGCAGAAGACAACACAATACCTGATAATAAATTAAGCCCTAAAGCTAGAGCAGCTAGAGAAGCTTTAACTAACTTTAAACGTAATTATTTAGACAGGATGGTTGAAGAAACAGGACGTACAGATTTATCATTTAAAGAATTATTTGAAGAAGATGCAGAGGGTAATAGAATAAGCTATTTTACTAGGCAAATAAACGTACAAGAAGTTCGTGACAATCCTGTAGTTAGAGAAGCATTTGCTCTAGCAATAGCTAAGTATAATAATATCTCTGAAAAAGCAGCTATGAAATCTGTAGAAAACTTACTGGCAGATACAGCAGATGGCACTATAGAAGGTATATCTGCTGTTGAAGATTCCTTAGGAAGCCCTTATAAATTAGGTATGCCTTCTTCTAGGCAACGTACTTTAAGAAATATACCAACTAAAGTTTTAAGAGAAGCAGGTATATTGGTTCCGCCAGAAGAAGCGGTTAGAAAATATATTGATACAGCGGTAAAACGAACTGAGTTTGAAAGAAGAGGAGGGGCTAAAAAAATAGAAGAGGCTCTTAATTTAATAAAAGACCCCGTAGATAAAGCACGTGCTCAAGAAACGGTGCAAGCACTTTTAGGTAAAAGCGACAGGATTTTAAACCCCACTTTTAAAAAAGCTCAAAGTGCTGTATTAACTTGGAACGTTATTACTTTATTAACTTTTGCTACTTTGGCCTCTTTACCAGATTTAGCAGGGCCCGTATTAAGATCAAAAGATTTTGGCGCTTTAATGCCGGGCATTAGAACAATCGTTAAATCTATAAAAGATCCTACAGAGCTAAGAGAGTTAGCTGATGAAATAGGAGTAGTTGCTAGGCAAAGCATGGAGACCATGTATATAAATGGGGCAGAGTTAGAAGTTATGAACGAGGGCGCCAGAAAAGTAACAGATGGCTTTTTTAGAGTAACAGGGCTAGAGTGGTATACACAGTTTACTAGAGTCTTTGCGACTGGTATGGCCGAACAGTTTTTACAAAAACATGCTAATAGCAATACAGCTACTTCTGCTAGATACTTAGCAGAACTTAATATATCTAAACAAGATATATTAAATAGTATAGACCCCTCTACTGGTAAATTTATGTTTGAGGGAGATAAAGGCCAAAGAGTAAAAATGGCTATGGCTCAGTTTGTAGAAGAATCTATAGTTAGACCAAACGCTGCTGAAAGACCTACTTGGGTAAACGACCCTAGACTACAACTTTTATGGCAGTTAAAAAGTTTCTTTTATGCCTATGGTAAAAATGTAGTTGGTGGCGCCATAAGAGAGGGGCAAACTAGATGGAATAACGGAGAAGGTATAGGAGGCCCAGCTACTTTACTAGCTTTAGGGGGGTTAACTTTACTACCTTTAACTATGGTAGGGTTAGAACTAAGAGAGCTTTCTAAAGATTTACTAGCTAAAGCCCTACCATTTACTGCTGGCGGCGACAGAATGTACAGGACTGACAATATGGAATGGCCAGAGTACATGCTTGAAATATTTGATAGGTCGGGCGTGTTTGGTCCTTGGACAATGTTAATGCCTATGATAGAAGCCGAAAAATATGGAGACTCTTTCTTTGTACCTCCTTTTGGCCCTACAGCTGAAAAAGTAGAAGATTTTCTAGATGAGGGTTTTGCTGGTATTATTGATAGGAGCGTACCATTCTATAGTTCAGTGGGGGGCGTAGGAGCAGGGTTTAGATAATTTTAATTAGGAAAGATATATGGCATATTCAGAAACAATAAAACTAGTAACTGGGGATACCTTCCCAGAACTTAATTTTTCTTTAAAGGACAGTAATGCTGCTGCATCTGGTTCTACATTAGATGAAGAAAACTCAAATTCTTGGGCCCCTGTACCAATTACAAATGGTGCTGTAAAACTTAGAGTAAGAGAGATAGGTTCTACTACCATAACTGAAACAATAACTTGTAGCATAACAAGTGGTAGCGGCGGTACTTGTGCTGCTGTATTTAGTGCGGCAGCTTTTCCTGCTGCTGGAACTTATGAAGGCGAGATTGAGTTTACAAACTCCGCGGGTAAAGTACAAACAGTACAAGATTTTATTAAATTTATAGTAAGGGAGGATTTTGACTAATGGCTAAAAAAGGTTTATACGCGAATATACATGCAAAAAGAAAAAGAATAGCGGCGGGGTCTAAAGAGAAGATGAGGAAACCAGGGTCTAAAGGGGCTCCTACGTCCAAAAATTTTAAAAAAGCAGCTAAGACTGCAAAAAAGAGGAAAAAATAATGGCTAAAGGTATGAAACACTACAAACGAGACGGCACTGAATATAAAGGGGGCTCGCATAAAATGCCTAATGGAGATGTGCATTCAGGTAAAACTCATAGTAAAACCAGTCAAAAATTATTTCATTTTAAAAATTTAAGTAAAAAAGCAAAATTAAAAGCTAAAAAATAATGGCGGAAAGAAAGAGACAGAAACCAATACGTAAGACTACGGGTAAAGGAGGTAACTACAGGTCTACTAAGTCTGGTGCGGGGATGACTAAAAAAGGAGTAGCTGCTCATCGTAGAGCTAATCCTGGATCAAAATTAAAAACCGCGG